CCGTCTGTACATTTATATTTAATTGCAATTGATTCTCTGGTATGATTTGATTCTTCGTGAACACATTTAACTATCCAATCACTTATTCCTGGAAGAGTTTCTAAACCTTCAGAAATCTCTCTAATAGCATCTTCAACAAATAAAGGATTCTCTTTTGCTACTTTACCAATTTCTTTTTCATCTACTCGTTTAATAACTGGATATGGTAAAGTTTTAATTCTTGATTCTACAAGTTCAATAAGATCCTCTAACCATACGTAATGCTTACCTTCTGAATCAACTTCAACTAAAATATTGGCAAACGATCTTTGATTATGAGGATATCCTTCTGTACCTAAACATGATAATTCAGCCGAACATGGGCAATATGAAGAATATTGAACAATTACGCCTTCAAAAAATCTATAATATGTTGTAATTCTTTCTTTATAATCTAGATCAATTACTTTTACTTTATATGCTCTTCCTTCAAATCTACATTTATAATATATTGGAAATTCATTCTGTGAAAGAATTGATTTTCTTAAAATTGGTAATCTAAATTCAAATTTCATAAATGCTGTTGCACTATCTACTGTCTCAAGTATTTTTAATAAAATTTCTCGTATTAGTTTACTTTTTAATGGCAGGTCTAAATATGGCTTTAAAGTTAGTAGCAAACGTGACATTGAGATACCTCGCATAGATGAATCTAATGAAGTCCTCATCGACACGTTTGCTACCATATGATTAAACCCTCCATATTTTGACTCCAATATGAAAGGTACTTCAACATTTTCTACTCCAACTTCCATAATTGCCATTTTAATTTTTGGTTCAGATTGTTGGATATCAGGAAGGTCGTTACTATTTAAATGTGGCATTTTCTCCTCCTACTTTTTGTGATCTACTCCAATGACTGTTAAATATGAATCTAATAATTTTACAGATTCAGGAATCATATCTGGATTTTTATTATCGTCAACAAAACCTCCGGAAATGGAGTTTCTGATATAATTATTCTTTAAGTCAATACAATCAGATTTAGTTGTTAAGAATTCAAATAAATTAACAGGAGCATCATGACCAATTAGGCATGCAGTTTCCATTTCACCGCATCGTTGGCCACCTTTATGTTTTCTACCACCTAAAGGTTGAAGTGTTCTTCTTGTATATGGACCTATTCCTCTAGCAGCTAATTTTTCTTCAGCTATATGAACCATTCTAAAGAAATAAATGAAACCAACTGCTACTGGATTAAGTAAGTATTCTTTAGACAAAGGATCAAAGATCTCCTGTTTAAATTTAGTCTTAGTAAAATGAAGAGCTTTCTTTATATCTTCAACTTTACATGATTCAAAAGGAGCTTGTATTAAAGTTAAATCTTTAACAAATTCTTCATCTATTTTTTCTGGAAGCTGTTTTTGAAATTGATATAGATACCAGTTTCCTTCTGTTTTATCTATTATTTTTATATAACTTAAAAGATAAGATTTTATTTCTTTATTAGATTTTTTCTGATCTATCATTTTAAGTAGATTCATTTTTAGATCAAAAAGAGACATAGCTAAATGTAATTCATAAATTTGTCCAATATTCATTCTGGAGTTTATACCCATTGGATTTATGCAAATATCAATGTGTCTTCCATCTTCAATCTGAGGCATTTTTTCATGCTCAATTATCTTAGATATTACACCTTTATTTCCATGACGATTTGCTATTTTATCTCCAACCTGAATATTTCTTGTGTGAATACCTGTTATTTCTATTATAATACCATTTACACGTTCTTTTTTCTCTTTATATTTTCCTACAAAGGAAAATTTATCCAAGCTATATTCTCTTATAAGTTTTTGAGCTTGATCTTTTTCTACACTTTCATAAATTAAATTCTTTATATATTTTTCTCTTTCTTCTTGTTCTGATATTCTTTTTTCAACCCAATCTCTAAATTCGGGTATTTCAGTATTCCATTCATTAGCATAAATATTTACTTCAGAAATAAAATATCTTTTTTCTGCTAGTAATTTTATCTCTTCACTAAAAACGATTGATGGATCTTCTTTTGTTATTTTTTTAATAATCGCATATGGAGCACTTTGCTGAAGAGAACTATTTACTGCTGGTAACGGTTCATATTTATCTGGATTTAGAGATAATAAAACTTTATCTGGTGGTAATACAAATGATAGTTCATCATAATGTACTGAGCTAAAAATTCCTTCCTTTACAAGACGATCAGAAATAACAATTCCATCCTCATAGTTATTTCCATAATGAACCATAACACCAGTTAATAAATTTCTTCCATATACAATTTTTCCATCTTTACAAAAATTACTTTCAGCTAATATATCACCTTTCTTAAATTTATCCCCAGTTCTTACATAACTAACCATATAATCTAAATTTTCTACATAAATTTTTCTATAGCTAATATTTATTATTTCAGCTTCTCCATCATCATAACAAACTATTAAATATTGAGAATCAACATGAATTACAGATCCATTTTTCTTAGCCTTTTTAACAAACTGACTATAATTAGTATATAATCCTTCACAACCAGAACTAATCATTGGAATATCAAATTCTTTTAACATTACTGCTTGCCTCATTTGGGATGAGGACATTTGAAGTCTAGTTTGATCGTCATTCTTTAAAAATGGAACCATAGAAACTGGAATTGAAATTGGTTGTTTATCTAAATATTCTTCAGTGAATCTTAATTTTTCATCAAGTTTAACATTTGGTAATAAATTCTGTAAGACACCACAATTATCTCTATCTGGAGTATCAACAGGACAAACTCTACCGAACATTGATGGACAGATATCTCTTAAATGCTTTGGTATATTTTCTCTTTTGAATCCACCAGGACCCAAAAGGCTTATTCTCGATAACTTGGTTAACTCTTCAATTGGGTTGATTGAGAAATCAAACTGAACAATATCCGAAACATTACAGTCAGAAAGAATTTGAGTTGAGTTAATACTAAACTTTGGTTGTCTAGATGTTCTATTCGCATAACATAGATCAAAAATAATCTTAGATATTTTTCCTAATATTACATACTCAAAACATCGTATCCTTTTATTAGTAAATAATGTATCATCAATATCTTTAATTTTTATAGCTTCTACTAACTCTTCTAGAATTGATGGAGTTTGCAAGAAACTTGCAGTTATAGGATCAACTTTTGGAATTAATTTTAAAGCATAAATAATATCTTCGCCTTTTGTTTTCGCATTATATTTAGAATATAATCTTCCAATTTCTGTTAGGAAATCTTCTTCTGTATATCCTTGAGATTCTTCTTGATATGTTTTTAAATCAGACAATAATTTTTCATATAAATCGTTTGAATTTGGATCAATTGCTACATTTTGAAGATCAAACATTTTTTCTACTTCTGGCATACCAAAATATGCAATAAGTAATAATGCTAATGGAATCTTTTTTCCTAGAAAGCTAACTAAAACATATGGAACTTCTTTTTCTGGAGCTTTCATCATCATCAATGTAGCAACGTTACTTCTTAGCTTTATACTCTCTCCTCTAGTTACAAGAGGAAGATCATATAATTGAAATAATGGAACTTTTTTCCTTCCATTTATATAAATATAGTTTTTCTCAATCAATTTAGGAATAAAAAGACTTAAATCAATTGTAGTAGATCCTTTTTGTAATTTTATCACTACAGTTTGTTTTAAAGTCCTTGAAAGTTCTCCAGATGAAAATCTTGAATCTTTTAGATCTATTTCGAGAATAGTAAACCCTATCTCTTCGACAGGGGTTACTATTTCTTTTATTTTATCTAATATTGTTGTATAATCTTTTTCTCTTATATTAAAGATATTTTTTTCTTCGTCCACTTTGAATAATGGATTTATTATATTCAAGTTTAAATCCTCCTATTTGCTCTCATAATATTTTTTTAGGATTTCCGAAAGAGTATCATCTTCAAGGTAATATAACTCAGTATGTCCAGGTAATCCTAATGGATTAAGTAATAATTGAAACAACCTTAGATCAGGATACTTTTTCCAAACAACCTCTATTTGCTTCAATATTTTTTTAATTCTTTTTTCATCTCTCATGTAATTTTTTCTCCTTTTAAGATCTTGTCCATGATTCCTGAGTATATCCCTTCATATAAGATACCATTCAGAATTGATCGTTTTGGATTTGAAAACGCCATAGCTAAAATCCAACTTTCGTGGTTTGGAACACTTTGTATACTATAAAAAGTTGGATTAACTTGATTTCTATTACTTAATAATCTCCATTTTTGATTTCCATGCCACATTAATTGAGAGACAACACATTCAAAATGGATATGATAAATATCCTTATCATATGCTTCAAATAATTCATGAACTATTTGAATAGGTGTTTTATCTTTAAATTTATGTAATAATTCAGCTACAACAGCTAAATCTCCAATAATATCTTTTTGCTTCATATCTGGTTTAGAATCTTCTGTTTTTTGAACAACTGCTGAACCCGATGTATGAAAAGTTCTTAATACTAATTGAGTCCCCTTTTCACCAAGAGTTTGAGCAGCTAATACTCCTATAAATCTGCTTTTTATTGTTTTATATAAATCACCATAACATGTTGTACATATTTTTGGACTTGTACAGAATATTGGACTTCTAATATTTATTACTTTTCCAATTATTTTCTTATAATTTTTTATTGTTATCTTTTCAAGTTTTCCATTTTTAACCTGATATCTATTAACTAACATTCTAGCTTTTCGTTCAGAGTTTATATCTACTTGTAATGTATCACTCGTTCCACAATCAACTAAATCTTTATCAATTTGTAAATTAGCACAAGTAAAAACTAATTTTCTTGATAGATAACCAGAAGTTCCTGTATTTAAAGCAACATCTAAAAGACCTTTTCTACAACCATATGTTGAATAGAAGAACTCTTCTTGAGTTAATCCCTCTACTAAATTGCTCTTTATTGGTAATGGTAGAATCTGACCATCAAAATTTGAAATAAAACCTCTAGTTAAAATTAATTGCTTTACTTGATCCCAACTACCACGAGCTCCAGAATCTATAAAATATGAATATTTATATCTTTTTCTCATTTCATCAATCAATTTTGGGTTTGAATATCTCGATAATTGTTTTCGTATATTATCACCTTCATAAATAACTTCTTTAATTTCTTTAGCATTTTCCATTTCACAATCATCTAAAGAAATTGTGCAACCATAAAGAGTTGCAGCTTTAAATCCTAATTTTTTAATATTATCTAAAGTTTTCATTGTAATATCTTCAGAATATTTATTTTTAATATCTGTTAGAATCTCAATTAATTTTTTATTATCAATAGTACCTTCGATTTCAGGATAACCCTCTGGAAGGCAAGACATAAACATTTTTTGACCATTTGTATTTGGAAAAGAATTTGAAGTCAAGAAATAAATTCCCAAAACTATATCTTGACTAGGAGTAGTTGTCAAATTTTCATTTGCTGGACTACTTAAATTCATTTTAATGCTAATTTTATTTTTTATTTCTTCTTTAGCTTCTTCTGTAATTGGAATGTATACTGCCATTTGGTCTCCATCAAAATCAGCGTTAAATGGAGGACAAATTAATGGATGAATTTTTATTACTTGATCTAAAGTAACTTTTATTTTAAATCCTAGCATACCTAATTTATGTAATGAAGGTTGCCTATTTAAAATACAAACTTCATCTTTTGTTACTTCAGAAGCAATTTTAAATAGAACAGGTGATTGTTTCTCAATACATTCATCAACAAAATCAATAGCTTTATTTAACAACTTGAATTTTCCCAACTCAATTATTCTTTTTGCTATTGGTAATTTATAAATTTCCAGAAGCATTAGATATGGTAACTCACATTCATCAAGAGAAAGAGTTGGTTCTGGAGTAATTACAGCTCTTCCAGAAAAGTCAATTCTTTTACCAAGAATATTTCCTCTTATTAGACCTTCCTTTTTTGCCATCTTTTCTAAAATTCTTTCATATAACTCAAATACATCTTTTTGCAACTGTTTAAAATAAGTATAATAAAGAGATTTATCTTTCTGGATATCAATAATAGTATCTTTCATAATCTCTTTTTTAGTAAGTATTTGAACATAATATCTATTTATTTTATCCATTAATTGTTTACTTTCTTGCATATTTTTTGAAGTTGGTCTAAGGTCTGGTGGTAAAACAATTATAGTATCTAATAATAAATTATCAAGATTATCTAAAATCATTTTCCATTCATTATTTCCAGAATCAACTTGATCTTGAGCTGTAAATTTTATTATTTCATATATAGCATCTGTCTTTTCCCAAACTTGATTAGTTTCTGGAATATTAGTTTCTTCAGTCCTTACGAAATATTCATCATTGCTTGTTTTTATCAAACTACTTTTATCATTTTTCATTAACTCATCAATAGATTTTTTAATTTCTTTTCCACCTAGATCACAAAGCAGATCATATATTAAAGGATTAACTACAGGTATTGGTAAAGTAATTTTAGCAAATCGTTTTCGTCTTTCATCGCTGTTAACTATATCAACACCACAAATTTCACATTTACCACCTGATTTTGAAACTCCATAATATACTCCACATTGACAAGTATAATTTCGTATTGGGCCAAAAATCTGCTCAGAAAATAATCCTTTTGGATGGAACTTTTTCTTGCTTATTACTTTTAGAGACGTTATTTCGTCTAAGGTTTCGCAGAATTTTTTATAGTCCAAGATCTTTGGCATATTGGTTACTCCTTTAAATTAGAATCAATCCATCCTATTAAAAGCTTAGTATGTTTCTTTATTGCTTTTGCTACTACAGCATCTAAATTTGGTAATAATTCAGCTATAATATCTTTTATATCACTTGTTGCTATTCTATATTGTTCTTCATGTAATATCTCTAATACAATTTTTCTAATTTCACTTTCTAAACCAGTTATAGGTTTATCAAATGATTTTTGTTGATTTTCTACTTTTACCTTTTTTGGTCTTGCCATGTTTCAATCCTTTTTTGACTTTCTCTTTTAAGATTATTTTTCCACTATTTAAAATTTTATCAAATTTTTCCATAGATGCTTTAACAAAGAACTGAGAAAATCTATTTGCTGTTTTTCTAGTTAATTGTTCTACATCATCAATAGTCTCGTCAATATTTTTTTGTAATTCCTCAGATGTTCCTTTTTGTTTTTCTTTTTCCATAATTCAACACTCCATTTTTTCGTATTCAAATTCACCCCACGGAGTAAAATAGCAATTATCTAAATTGAAGCAACATAATATTGAATGAATCATAGCTTTACTTTTTTCTGAAAAACCATGATCTTGTAAGTTTGCAGGGATGCATACCTCTCCACTTTCAGGATTCGCATTTGGATGTTCGCACTTAATTTTAACTGAAAATATTTTTCCTTCAAATAACGAAACCATGTATTCTTTTATTATAAATTTCTCATCAATATCAACTATTTTATAAAGCCTTCCATTATAAATTACTTTATTTGGAATTATTATAGATTCTACTTTTATTTCTTTCAACATTTATGCAGCTCCGGTTTCAGGAATTAATTCTATGAATGCCTCGTTATTATTTTGAATTGAAATAATAAAAGCATTAAAATCTTGTATTTTAACTATTGATGATAAATTCGATATTACATCTAGTTCATTTCGTAATGTTTTTGCTGGAATAATAGTTTGTGTTATTGGAATTGTTTTGCTTCCAATAAATACTGTCAATTCTTTTGATTTATTAATATCTATTATAGGTTTAATTGTTTCTGGAAGATTAATAAATTTATCTCCGCTTTCATAAACTATATCATATGTGTTTTTCTTATTTATTTTTTTGAAATGATCTAATTCATATTTTTGAACAACTTCGGATTTTTTCATTGTTTCTATTGTTCCACTATTTACTAATAACGAAATAATAAATGAAGCATATTTTAAATCTTCTTTAGTAAGCTTAACCAGATATTTTCCTTGCTGTTTATCAGCATAAGTTACATATCTTCTACAATCTACAATTAAATATCTAGAAGACATATATAATCTAGCATCTATTAAACCAAATCTATCATATGTATAATCTCTACAATCTAAAATTAGATCTGTTTTGGGAATTTTTGTTTTACCCTCTATAAATTTTTGCTGGATTTTCTCAATTTTTATATCTGGATATTTTGAAGATATTATATCAGACAGAGCATCAACTTTTGGAAGTCCTACGTCAATTTGTCTATAGATCGAGTTGATTAAATTTTTTTCTTCAACTAAATCGTGGTCAATTATTATAAGTTTAGAAACTTTTTCTAACTCAGAAATTGCATCTGCAACAAATCCACCAAGAGTTCCGATGCCTAATACAGTGATACTATTATACACCACGATTACTCTCCTTTCAAGGATTATTTGTTGGAGGGTTCATTTTTTTTTGAACCCTCCAACTTTTCTGAGTTAGTTATTATCCTTTTCTTCCAGAGGGTTTAATAAACTCTAGAGTGTCTCTTGCTTTTAATACATAATCAGATGATACTTCTCGGCCATTGACCAGACCTGAAGAAAGCGTATCTACATTCAAAATTTCTTTTAGAAATTCTGATACTTCCCTTACGGTTCTCCCAACAACTGGGAATCTACCAGAAGAAGCTCCGCAAGAAACCTGAATGGTTGTAGTTGTTTTATCGCCAGCTCTTCCATTTGGATTGGTTAGTTCGCTTTCAAATTCACCAGACAATCCTTTCAATGGAGCAGCTGGTTTAGCTGGAGCAAAAGCTGCTTTTTCTTTGGCCCCGAGTTTCTCCATAATTTTGTCAATAATGACAGCTTTTGGTTTCTTGGAGACTCCTCTAATATCTTTATTCCAACAAATATCTTTCAATTCATCAACAGTCATACGTTCTAACGTTTCTCTTTTGTAAGCCATTTTTATTCTCCTTTTCTCGGTTCTCTTAGTTGCGAGTTTACTGACATAGAATTTATATCAAAATAAACTTCGCCTGGTCCAATCAATTTTTTTGTGACGATATTATAAAACGTCCAACACATTATAGTAGCAACTGTTAAATTTGTAAAATAAAGTTGCGGTTCTGATTTCTCCAATTCTTCGCATGACATTTCTTCTGGAGATTTATCTTTTGCTTCTTTTATTTCTGGATGGTATGCACATAAATCTGCTGTAATATCTTCTCCCTTTCGTCTTACATAAATTTGAACATTTCCATCAATATAATCGTTTCCTCCTGAAATAAGAGTAATATTATCTAGCATACTACAATAATTAGATACCAGTCTTCTAGTTTTATGATTATCAACACATAGCATAACTATATCATTATCTTTAATAATTGCGTCAATATTATCTCCATTTATAAAATATGGATATGGTTTTACAGTAATTTCAAATTTATTAAATATTTCTGCTGCTTTTACTTCTGCTTTATTTCCATATGTGGCAAATTCTTGCCTTACTAAATTTTTGCTTTCATAATCATCACCATCTATAAAAATTAAATTAAATTCCTCATTAGTAATATGTTTTATATACCTTGATAATTTTTCACATAGAATTGAACCAATACCCCCAAGCCCGACTATAACAATTCGCATTATGTTCCCTCTTTTCTATGAATGAAAAATCGAAGTAATCCACCAAATCTTGATGTTAGTGGAATTGCCTTCTTGCCAGGTTCTGGAATCCTTTCAATAACTTTTGGTTCTTCTTCTATCTGACGCATTACTTCTTCTTGAATAGCTTTTTGATCTTCTTCTAAATAAGCTTCTCCTTTTTCATTTTCTACAACTTGTAAATCATCTACAATAAAGTTGGTAGTTAACTTTTCTTCATCATAATTATCTTCGGTTCCTTGGGTTATTTGCTCTATTACCCAATCTATTTTACTGTCTCTAAATGTACAGCTTTCGCATGGATTAAAATCATCTTCATCTTTAACTATTGTTTCTATTGGTTTCTTTTCTTGTTGTTTATCTTTTGGACCTATTGTAATATTATTTTTGGAATCTTCGGGTTTCTTAAATTTAAAACCAGCTGGAGTTCTATCCCCTCGTATTCTTTTGAAATAATCTTCCCATGCTTCACCATCATCAAGCATACCATAATAACCCGGATAATAATTAGCCCAATGGTGTCTATATGCTGCAGTATTATATGTATATGTTTGTTTTTCAACACGTTTCAACCATTCTTTATTAAATGATATATTTTCTTTTGATGGTAATGGAGAAAATCTTTTATCATATTTTTTCACTTTATATGTATGCTCTTTTTCTACCATCTTCTTGGTTTCTGGATCCCAAGTAAATATTTTTCCATAACTTCTTTCTTCTACTTCATCAATATCTACTTGTTTCTTTAATTCCATATAATCAAGAGTTTCTACAATAAATCTGGTTCCATTTGAAACTATTGACGTTGATATACTAACAAATTCTTCATCAAGATCTCCAATAGTAATATGTAACCCATCAAAACTCTTTTCGTCATGCTGATCTGTTCCAGAATGAAATGCAGACATCATACCATGACTATGAATGGTTCCAATCATATCATACCCTTCTTCATTAATGGTTCTGTTATATTCTAAAGAACCACCAGTCACTTTTTGAAAAGGGGGAATCATTTTAAATTTCTTTTTTTCTTTATTATAGAATATTAAAACAATAGCTTCTGAACTATATAATTTATAAATTTCTTTAAAAAACAAGATTACTCTTGTAATAGTATCAGCTTTTATTTTTGGTATATGTAATTTTGCCATTGTATTTATACTTTGCAAAAAAGAAATATTTTGTACTGGAACAATACTTTCTAGAATATCCAATTTCTTTTTCAGAAATATACCTTCTTTTGCAATAATATATACTATATCGTCTTTAGGTAACTCTAAACTTCCGTCATTAATCGCTATTGGAAACATCAAATTCCCTTCCTTTCCCGGGTTGAAAATATGGAATAGTACTATAATTCATTACTGAGTTTCTATAATATCCTCCATGAAGATTTGGTAAACAAGAATATGTATCTTCTTTTAAACTTATTCTTGGATTTAAAATTGCATTAAATTTCATTTCAGCTAAAAACATTCTATCCAAGTTATAATAATCTGAAAAATTCATATTAGATTTTAAGACTGCCGCAGCTATTATTGCATCGTATGATGAATTTTTAAATAATACAAAACCACCAAATAATTTGTAACCAGAGGTACATTCAACTATATCTCCAGGTTGCATTTCAATATTTGACAAATTAATTGGCTCATGAACTAACTTATTCCAATCTTTAGAATTTTCTTCAATAATATCAAAATTCTTTTCAAGATCACTAAACCATAAGGTTAAAGCATTTGAACAAAACACTAATGGTTCTGAAGTTCCTGTATCATTTAAGAAACCAATTATAATATTAACTGATCCTTTTGGAAAGTTCTTCAATCCTTCTTTTGCTACTATTTTAGAGCCTCTTTTTATTCCATTATACTCTCGTATTATTTTTCTAACAGTTCCTACATAAATTATATATTTTTCTACATAAGAAACCTTTGAGTTAACATTATCTTTATCTACTAAATGAAAATCAATTGTTCTTTTTTCTGTATTTTTGCTTATTCCAATTATTGTTTTTATCTTTAACATATCAATTGGATTATCCCAATTTGAAATTACAACTTCATCTCCAACAGAAAATATAATATCTAAATTAGATGATTTTGCTATAAAAGATCCATCTTGTAATAATTCTTTGCATATTAAATCAAACCCCGTAGATGTATCGGGTACATGCCCAATACCTGAAGTAAAATATATTGAATTATCTTTTCTATACATTTCTCCTTGTAAACTAGTCATAAGAAGTCTTCCTAAATAAATAACTTTTGGTAATTTTTCAAAAGTTAATCCTTTAAATACACATCCAGTATCTCCCAGATTAAGATTGATTTCTCCAGCACCATATAAAAATCTAGCTACTAATCTATCAGATTGGGCAATTGAGAGTTCTTTGAATTTGGCTTTTACCAAATATTCTAATACGGCATTATTGGTTCCTTGCCTATTAACGATAAAATATTCTTGATCTTTTTCTAGTTTTACTCCATCTATTTTTATATCGTCAAAATCAAGTTTTTTAGCAGTTTTTGGAATATTATCAACTATTAGATATTGATCTCCAGCTCTTAATTCTACAAATCCTTCTGACCCTTTTCTAATATAAATAATCTTTTTAAATAATGATTTTTTACTGCTAAGCATATTCTCAAGAATTAAAATATCTCCAGCTTTTACAACTATTCCATTTGGTAATGTTGCCTCTTCATCATATAATAGCTTCTTTCTTTGTTTGAGAAGAAAAGCTCTGGTCTTTTTAGTTAACTTCATTGTAATTTGCTTATTTTCTGTAGATAGAAATCGTAGATATTCAGCTGGTCCTTCTGGATCAAAAGATAAAAATGTTTCTATAAAAAAGTTTTTATTTTTAAAATGAAAAGGATCGCCTATATATATGGAAGTTGCTGGCTCGTCTTTTGTTTTTAGTAAGTTAATTCCATTACAAACATCTTCATATAATACTGGCTTATTCTGAACCTTTTTTCTTGTTGCATATTTTTGTTTCATATCAAATATTTTATGAAGTTCTATATATGTTAAAGGTTTCACTTTATTTTGTGAATATGTTGATTTTATAGTTGTAAGAAAGGATTGGCATGATTGATCCATTGGAATCCAATCAACTTTATAAATAAACATTGGATTTTCTTGACTATTATATTGCCAATCAAATAAATTACCTATTATTGGAACTGTTTTATATTTTACAAAATTATTAGCATAATCTCTATTGAATGGAGTTGCCCAAAATTTCTTTAAAACTTTTTCTGTGGATACTACGATATTTGTTCCGTCTTGTACTCCCTCTCCTAGACATACTTGAAAACTCTCATTTATATTTAGAAATGGAGGAACAAAAAGATTATCAGTTAAACTAATTATAGGTTTTGGTCTTACTGCAGCTTGTAATAAATCAAGTCTTGAACCATTAAATACCATTATAAAAATTATATATGGTAAAGCTAAATTGAATTTAATAAGTTCTTTTTCAAAATCTTCTTTATCAATCTGATATTCTGCTATTTTTTCTGGTGTTAAAGAAGCTATTACCTCTGGAATACTTTTTGTAAAGAAAAATAGCGTTCTAATAGATGGAGGTTCTTCTATTATTATAACTTTTGTTTTTTCACTTAAACTTTCTATATATCTACAATTTGCTGGAGTCATTCCTATTTGTGTTAAAAGAAATTTCTCGTTTATTTTTTTGAGAAAAATATTAGTTGATTGAGAAGATATTTTAGCTATTGGTATATCTGGTTTTTCTGAATAATCAGGATCTATTTTTACCACGGATACAAATTTATCATTAATTCGTATTTCTTCTTGTAGCATTTATTCTCCTTGTAGAAATTTAATTATTCTTGCAAATTGTTTTAAAACCTTCTGTGGTTCGCTTTCATTTATTACCCACGTATGTTGCCTTTTTGGAGCAGGAAATGTATCTGGTTTAGTAAGATCTATTTTTGGTAACATATACGTATATAATACTGCGTTATATGATTGATTAGCCACAGGCATGTCCCTTTCTAATACCAAATATGCAAGCTCCTTTAAATTTCTTCCAGGAACTTCAACAACTAGAAAATTATTTGGCCCTTTCGGAGTTAATTCTTTTGGATATTTAAATTTTTCATTTTCTTCTTTTTGGATTGTATCACATATAATTTTTAATTTCTCAACTACGTTTACAGTTCTTATTTCGCTTAGTAGTTCTTCAAGAATTGTCATTTCTTTTTCCTCAATAATTCAAGTGCTTTTTTAGTGTAAAAACGGCCTTGTTTATTTTCTAACCATTCGACTTCAGCAAACGGCACAGATCTCCAACCTTGTTTATCCAAATCATATACGTGAATTATTTGTTTTTCTTTTACTAATTGTAACATTCTAGGAACATTTACTTCTTTTGGAACATCCTTTTTAGGAATTTTCTTGAAGTCTAATGTGCATCTCATTATTCTAACTTCACCGTTTTTCTTTACAAATTTTATTGTAGCTTCTTTTGAATCATATACCTTTTTCCAAAACATTAATGCATTTATTAATACTTCCCCTTGAATTTCATCTTTAGGATCTTTTTCATCCGCCATATCTTATACCCTCCTTTTTTCTAAATGAACAAGCTCCTCCATATTTGATTGTTGTTTTTCAATAAATTTACTCATAATTTGGCAAGTGTGATTACATAGTTTACAAAACTCTTTTTTATCTCTTCTTATTGTGGCAATAGCTTCTACATTTATTGCACCATTATTTCTTATTAAATTATCTATTGTTATTTCTTCTGGAGTATAAACTCCTCTTATTCTTAAACAAAGTCTGACAGTTCCATCAGCATCAATAGAAATATTATGTAATATTTTTTCTATTTCACAATCATAATTTGATGGTAACATTGTCCATATTTCTGGAATTAATACGTCTTTCATATGAATATCCAATTTAGGATCATACCATAACTTTTGAAGCTCATTTCCGAGTTTAGAAGAAATATTAACCAATTCTTTTTCATCTCTAACATTTGAGAAATCATAATACTCAGTTTTTGCAATATCAACAAAAGTTATATCGCTATTGATTCCTTTTTCGGATAACATTTTAACTAACTCATATATATTTGATACAGTATCGTTTGTAATTGTTATTTCGCCAACAACATCATTTACAAACTTTTTTAGTTTTACTAAACCTTTAAAACCACTAACACTTTTTAGTGTTCTATGGTCATTTTGTTCCTGAGAAAATATCGGATCAATGGATGCAGTAAAACCATTAATTTTTCCAACCTTTTCAAATAGTTTTTCAATTAATGGTCTAATCTCAGGTGTATTATTTGAAATAATTGTATAATGAATATCGTTTTTATTTGCAAATTTTATTATCTCTGAAAGATCTTTTCTTAACAGAGGTTCCCCTCCATAGAAAATATGAAACATATCTGGATTGTGTAATTTAAGTTTTGTCAACCCATTAATAACTGTTTCAGTTGACATTTCTTTTTCTATATAATGTTTCATGTTTGGATACTTTTCTGGTTTATTTTCATAATCTTTTACTATTGCACAGTAGTCACAACGAAGATTGCACTTCCTAGTCAACAACCAGTTTGCTATTCTAATCATGTTATCTCCTTAGGAATCTTCTAAGTAAATCATTTTTATAGAATTTCTACTACAATAAGATTTTATACTGTCAGCTCTTTTTCCCCAAGCTAATTCCATATAACCAATTATTTCAAATGATTTTTTTTCCTCAATAGCACGTCTAAGTTGAATAAACTCCTCTCTACTTAATGAAATAAATTTACTGGGTCCCATAACTTTTGATACCCAATCACATTCTTTTTGTTGAGTAAATTCAACCAATTTTTGTTTATTTGAAAATGTTATAAATGATTTTACGTCTCTATAAATAGTTCTTGGGAGATGATAAATGTAATCTTGTAATTGTGCACAAATAGTTTCGTTTGGTATTTTAAGAATATATGAACTAGATGAACTATTTGTAATAAAATCGCTACTTATTAGCATAATACCTCATGTCATATTTAAAGTCTCATCTGCCTCAAGTTGATCCTCGTGTTTATGAGAAATCAAATAAATTGATCTTGGTGGACTTTCTAAATCTGTGTCTGGATCTTTAAAGCCTTCTTTTATCATTGTTAATACCTTAGATACAAATCCAATATTTTCTTCATCCAAACTATCAAATATTTCATCGAATAGCAAGATATTAAATGAAATATCTTGCATTTTAGATTGTAAGTCACCTAAGGTCAGAATTATTGAAATATCTATTAGTCTTGTCTGGCCACCTGAAAGTTGAATTCTTGAATTAGCTTTTGTATATGTATCTAAAACATTAACAGATATTTTATCTCTTATTTCTCCACTTTTAGTAGCTGATAATGTATCAAACGAAACTATATATCTATTATTTGTTAGATGATCTAGATAGAAAGTTACTCGTTGATTCATAAATGGTATAGATTCATCAATAAGCATTGATGGAATGCCAGTTTGAGAAAAAGCAGATTTCCAAAACTCTATAATTTCACTTTTTCTTTCCAATGTTTGCAACTTGTTTTGACATTCCCTTATTATTGCGTTATAGGTTACAATCTTTTGTTCGCAATTTTTAATTTGAGACATATCAAAAGTTTCTTTCTTTTTATCAGCAAGTCTTTTTTCTAAATAAGTTATATGAGTTTGCTCATTATTAACTTTCATTTCAATCTGTTGAATCATAGATCTTACTCTATTCTGTTCGATTCTTAGATCTTTTAATCTACTTATTTCTTTTTCAATCTTTTCTATTTCATCGGAATATTTTTCAGATTCTTCAGTTATTTTTTGTAATACTAGACCAGACAATCTTATTAAAGCATTTTTTAATCTTTCTTTAGCATCATCAATACCTAGTTCTTTATCTCTTTCAATTTCATCTTTTCTTTTCTGTAAACTCGTCAACTCATTTTCAATTTGTTGATCTAATTGTTTTCGTTTTTCTTTTAATTCATTTTGCTTTAATGAATTTTCTCTTACTAAATTTACTGCTTCAGCGACTTCTACATTTAATTTTTCTATCTTTTCTTTAAGAATATTCTTTGCTTTATCATCAATAATTTGTAAACAAGTAGGACATATAGCTGTTTCTAATGTTAAGGAATCATTGAGATTACTAATCTCTTTCTGTGCCATAGAAATAGTTGTTTGTAATCTTGTTTCTTGTGAAGAAAAGAAAATAGCACTTTCATTTAATTCATCAATTTCTTTATGAATATTGTTTGTATGATTTTGAAATTGTGTAGAAGCTTCGTCTTTTTCTCTTTGATATTTTTTAAGAACTTCTGTTTGAAGGTCGTTTGCTGTTTTGGTTAATTCTGCCTCTTTAACCATCTGCTGATTTTTTAGTTCTTGTCTTATTGCCTCTATATCTTTATTAATAGATTTAAGACGATTCTCGGAATCAGCTATTTTCATAACTGTGTTTTCTACATCTGAATCTTCTAATTTATATTCTATAAGAGAATCTCTAAGTTGTATTAATATCTGTTCGGCAGTAGAAAGTTCTTCTTTCAAAGAATTTATAAACGATTCTTTTTCTTTTTCAAATTGCTGCTTTTTCCCATCTAAATCGAATAATTGAGTATGAGCATCGCTTATAAGAGAATTATTTATTTGTAATTTTGATTGGTTCTCAATTATTACTGGTTTGATTTCCTTTAGAATATCATCAGCTTTCTTATAATATGCTTGATAAATATCTAGATCTAAAATCTTTCTAAAGATTTCTTTTTTATCTGAATCAGTTAAATCTGTAAAGAAATCTTTAACTTTTTGCCCAAACATAACCGTGTTCATAAATGTTCTTTGAGGGCAAACAATTCTTTCAATTTCTGGTAATACTTCTTTTTGTCCTTTCTTAATTTCAACTCCATTCTTTTGAAGAATTACAGTATTATTCTTTTTAGAATGCTTATGAAATCTATCTATTTTATATTTATCATTATCAATAGAAAAGGTCAACCATGTATGGCAGTCTTTTCCTATAACGTTATTTACAACATCATCCCCTTTACTTCCTTTTGAAGTTACTCCATAAAGGGAAAAAGGAATTGCATCTAACGCCATAGTTTTTCCAACACCATTTGGCCCAGTTATAAATGTTAATGCCCCGCTTTTAAATTTTAAGATCATATCATCAACATATGGGCCATAATTCTTCATTCCTACTTCTTCAAAATTTACTTGCCTCATATTGTATCCCCTTCACATCCATTTAATATTTCAATACCATATTTTAAATAGTCATCAATTTCTTCAGGAGAAATTTCCTTTATTTCTAAAAATCTTTTCAATTTTTCCTCTTTAGCCATTGAACTGGTTATTCCTCTATTTGTTATATCTCTATCTGATTTATCAACTACATTGAATTTATCTAAATCTTTAATATCAACAACTTCCTTCTTTACTATTTTTACATAATTTCCATTATCAATCTCTTCTTGAGCAAGCTTTAAAACTTGGGATTTATTTTTATTGGTCAATTCTAATTCGATGTGTTTTTTATATCCAGTTGTCTTTACACTTTTAACTTCAAGAGTTTTTGTATCAACAACTAAAAATCTCTTTTCATCGTTCTTTTCGCCCCAATCTAATTGAATTGGAGATCCTGTATAGAATAATCTTATATTATCGTTCGATATTTCTTGGGGTTTATGATAATGACCAAGTAAAACTAGTTCATATTTACCAACCAAATCTTTTAATTTTATGTCTGAAACAATACTTATTCCTGAATTTAACATTCCTTCATTCAAACCAAAATGAGAAATCAAGATTTTTGCTGAACTATCTTTTACATTCTCTCTAATATTTGCAGAATATGGAATAAAAACAATTGGTTCGTCTATATGATATACTGGGTGTTTTGAAATCCATGTAACGTTGGGAATATGTCTAATAGACTTCAAAGCAGAGATGGCATTTTCGCTTTTTCCAGATAGATCATGATTTCCATCTAATACAAAGAAATTCAAATTTTTAAACTCTGAAAAGAAATCAATCATAACGTCTTGAGCAATAGCATAAATGATTGACTTTCCATGAAGCAAATCCCCAGCTATTACCATATCAGTTATTTTATTTTGAAAACAATATTCCCCCATATCATATAATACATTCTTAATACTATGTAATCTTTCTGGGAGATTAGTTGTATCTTCTACTTTATCCTGTCCATATCTGGACAAATGAATATCAGCTGTTATTAGAAATTTCATTCAACACCTCCATGAATTATTCGGTAAGCGGTTTCTTTATCAATTAGTCTCTTTTGACCATTGGTTAAAATAACATATTGAACTGGCCACTTTTTTCTTTCGTAAAAGGTAACCCTTGAACTTAATGTTTGCCCTATTCTAGTTGAACCGCAATCTACCATATCAATTATGATAGGAGTTTTCTTATCTTTCATTGACCTTACAACTCTACCTGTTAATTGTTCAATATTTGCTATTGGTGATGTAACTATTACACAATCTTTATGAGGAGCATCAATTCCATCTCTACATTTTCCTGGGGTAGCAAATGTTACTTGCTTTTGCAAAGTATCTAATTTCGCAACACCACAAAACATTGATTTATTAAGAGTTGGTGTCCATTTATAAAGATCTTCTATTAAATTAATTCTTTCAATCATGCATATTATTTGTCTATTATCTTTAATCATTTTTGCTAATAATGGTTTTACTACTTCCAAAAATGGTTGGGATTTTCTAATTAGATTCAAATACCTTGCTCGTTGAAATTCTCCACCCCAATGAACATATGTATATCGTTTAGGAGTATCAATTTCATAATTTAAAAGAAGAACTGTTACCCTTGCAGGCATAGTTCCTTCTAAATCGTCATCAGATGTTATATTACCTAAATGAAACTCTATTACATCACCATTTCCATCAAGTCTATATGGAGTTGCACTTAATCCATAAGAATATTTTGATGGTATATGAATTGAACACTCTGAAAAAGTTGGAGCTCCTACTGAGGTATGAACTTCATCCGCTATAAAAATTCCAATATTTGCCTCATTTAATGCTAGCAAAAATTCTTCTCTATTTCTCTTTAATAATGAAAGTAATGTTTGATCGGTTACTATTATGATTGGTTTTGATAAATCTTTTTTGAAACTAGAAGATGTTAATCTTGAAATATTATCATTATTAATATTTGTAAATTGAAGAAATCTATCTCTCCACTGGTCAGCTAAACTATCTCTATGAACTAAAATCAAACTTTTTCGTTTTCTTTCAGCAATCATATAAATAGAAATAACTGTTTTTCCAACACCTGGTGCAAGCTGAAGGATTCCTATTTCATTATTCATCAAGATTTCTGCTGCTTTTTTCTGAGCTTCACTTCTAAAAGTTATGTTATGTTGAATTGAAATCTCTTCACCCTCATGCCTTTTATCAATTAAATTAGGATTTGAAACATAATCTTGAATCGGAAAATTCCTTGGAATTGTAAGGTACTTTTCCGATTCAAGATAAAATATATTATATGTATAAACAGACGAATTATAGGTTTTTGTTCGTCTTGTAAGAAACTCTTTTATGGACTCGTAAAACCTTTCATTTCTGTAACTAGTTGAAATTGCTAAGCCAGCTCTTTTTATAATATCTACCATTTCTATTTACCTTCTATAATTTTACTTCAGCATAATTATCTTTTGTTTCATAATATCTTACAACTTCAACATTAAGACCCGCTTCTTTCAGTTTTAAAAATATATAGTATGCTAAAATTTCTGCTGTTGGAATTGGTAAATATTCATTCAAATATGCGTGATCAAATTTACTAACAATTACTTCTTCAATAATTTTTTTTAGAATTTTAAAATCTATAACCATTCCTGTTTTTAAATTAATTGATCCTTTAACACCTACTGTTATAGTTGCTGAATGTCCATGAAGAAAACCACAAGTTGGGTGATCAGGAAGGTGATGTGCTGCTTCAATAGTAAAAGTTTTATATACAGTAGCTATAAAACCATTATGTATTTTTCTATGACAACTTTCACAAACTACCCCTAAATTTTCTTCAGTATTGTTTTCTCGATTACCGTCAATATGATGAACTCTTATATTTTCTGTTGAACCGCAAAGAATACAAGAATAATTATATTTTTTCAAAATATATTCAGATAAGTTTTCTTTTTTATTATCATGTTTATATTCTCGATAGCATTCTTCGCAGCAAAATTTTTGACTGCTTGTAGCAGGTTTATAAAAAACTTTATTACATTTCAAGCAGATATCTTCTACTTTTAAAATTATTCTTCTTGAATTTGCACATTCTGTAGAACAAAACATTTGATTCCATTTGATATCTTTTCCACATTTTCTACATTGATTATGTTCATTTTGATATTGGGATTTTATCTGATTTTCTATCATTCTTTTTTCTAGATTTTTGCTACGAAGTTTTGTATCCGGAAATTTTTCAAAATAATCTTTCATGGTAAATCCATGCGTTTTTAAATGAGCATATGTTATCTGTTGTGTAATCTCTCCACAAATCTCGCATTTTATTTTATCTTCTTCCATTATTTTTTCCTCCTATTTCATCTCTCTATATTGATTTAATACATAGTTTACTAAAGAGCTTAGTAAATGATTTTTAGACTGTTTTTCTTTTTCTAATCCTTCTGTATCTGTGTCTAAAGTTAACAATTTTTTAATTCTATATTTATCAATCAATTCTGCAATAAATTTTTCATCACAATTTACAGCATCTGAAACTACTTTTACTGTCTCTTCTACAGTCCATCCGGATTGAATACAAATAGTTAATGGTTTTCTAGCTTTTTCAAGAAGAGAATATTCATCAATTACTTCTTGAATTTTTTGAATTTCGTCTTTCAATACTTTTTCATTAATATCTTTAAACATTTTATATGTATCCATTAACATACTATCAACAGATTTAATCATGACTTTTTGATTTACGTCTACAACCTGAATCTCAAAAGAAACTGCGCCTTGAACTACTCGTTTCATTTTCTTTATAAAGTCTTGAAAAATCTTATCTCTATTTCTTTCTCTTAAAACTTCAAAGACTATTTCGGTTTTATTTTTGCTGGATAAATCAATAATTCCAATTAAACCTGCTTCTAATTCTTTTGAAAAGGCATTTAATAAAGATTCGAATTTTTTTCCAGGTGGCCAAGATATAAGTGTTAATTTATTAGTCCTTGGACTTGTTGTAAATATTCCTTCAACTGCTATCTTAGCTTTTCCTGTAGTCAATAAATCTTCTAAATCTTTTTCTGTTGCAATAATCTTACAATCAGATATTGGTGCTATAGTTGGTTTTGTTTTCCTTTCACCAATTAACCAAAGCAATCTTTTATGTAAATCTTCAACCTTGTAACATGGAATCAGAGTCTTGAAACCAAATCCAATACCCTGAGTATATGATTGTCCCAAAAGACAAACGGGATACATTGTCGGTAAGTATAAGGGTTCCTCATCATTTAACTCGGTTGGAATTATTGGAACATATTTTAGATATTTAAATGCTAATTCAATAGTTTGCTTCTGAATCCTGCACTCTGTATATCTAGGAGCAGCTGGGCCTACTGGTTCTACCCCAACTGTCGTTCCAAAATTGCCTTGACCTTCCAAGAACCCTTGTCTAACTAATTGAACAATTGTGCCATAGCATTCACCATGAGGATGAAAATGACCAATTGTATAAGCATCTACTTGACGTGACTTAACAAACTTTTCTCTAGCTATTTTATAAGCTGATAATAAAACTCTTCTTTCTACTGGTTTCAATCCATCTAAATCTAATGGAAAGTTTCTGTAGTTTGAATATTGTCCATAATCTTTATACAATTTTGGTAATTGTATATCCATGCGTTTTTCCTCGTTCTAATACTTCATTTGTTTTATCTATAACATAAGGATCCATAATTGGGAAGTTTGGAACTCCTATATTTGGGTATAATTCTTCTTTATCACACCCTTGAAGGAATTTTATTGGATCAAATAATTCACCACCAAAATGTGATGCCATAACTTTATCTTGCTCAGTTATAAATATATATGCATAATCAGTTAACCGGCTATCAGACCATAACCAAGGCCATTGAGCACCTTGAGATCTTACTGATCCACTTCTTTTATTTATAAATTCAACAACCAATTCTTCATACATTATTGGGTTTATTTGAATAAAAATTTCTAATGGAATTCCTTGAGGATAACCATCTCCATAAATACTTCCAATCCATTTTTTATCAATATAAAAATCTGCTCTAGTCATACACCATCTCCTCATTAAAACCTTGGAGTTTGAATGAAAGGTCCTACGCTTATTACGCGGTCTCTTTCCATCCAGAAAGAAGTGTTTTCTGTAGGTTCAAATACTTTTATTTCATCCGCTTCTTTTTCAATAATAATTCCATCTCTTGCTCCAACATCATCAAAATAAACTCTAACCCATGTTCCAACTCTTAGTCTGGAAAATTCTCTCTTGTTCATTATATATCTCCATTTTCTTCTATTTTTTTATCTTCATAAGGTCCAAGTATTTTTCTATATATTTCTAAACAACTCATTCTAATTTCACCAACAAAATTTTCCATTTCCATTTTGGTTTCAAAAAACCATGTTGATTTATCAGTAGTTTCAATTATTCTTGCTGTTTCTAATAACATTGAAATATATTTTTTATAATTATTATAACTAGGATTAATATGATACTTACAAAATTTAAATAAGATGTAATTGACTTCTCCAGTTATTTCAACTTTTAACTTATGAAAAAGCTCTAATAATGGATATGCTGTTACAGATGTTGTTCCTTCTAACGACATAAATTTCTCAAAAAAGTAATCTTCTAATGTTGCTCCTAATATTCTATAACCATATGTTTTTTGATGGTTTGCTAGATAATCAACTATTTGATCTAATTCTTTTCTTCTTTCCTTACTTTCTATGTATGGCATGATTCAAATTCCTTTTCAAGATTCAATTTGCAATATCTTAATGTTCTCTTTACTTCGTATATAATTTTTCTTTTTTTAGATCTTCCCCACATACATTGGAAATTTCCTTGGTCATTAACAACCAGTTTCTTGCACGATGGGCAATTCCTTGTTATTGTCTTGTGACTCATTATTTTTCCTCTTTTCAAATTCATCTTTAAATTCTTTGAAGTATACTTTTACTGGTCCTTTCAAACTCCAATCCCATTCCCAATCTCTACCACCAAAACCAGCACCAGTATCAAACGTGATTCCCATTTCATGAAATAGCAGTTCAATTTGGAATAGTTTATCTAATTTATCTTTATCTAATTTTGTCATATCAAATTGTATCAAAACGTGTGCTTCCCTCATATTAAGTCCTTGTTTCTGGAGTATACTTACGGTTAAATTTCCATGTTTTCTTTGCAAGATCTTTTAGGAAAGGTACAGGAGCTTGTTTTGCTTGTTCATTCATTATATAATATGTTGCTACTCCAGTTTTTTCTTTTGTTATAAACTCTTTCAAAATACATTGTTCTGATAATCTTCTTAACTCATCTCTTACTGATTTTGGTTTAGCTTCTAACATTTCTGCAATCTCAATTGGTCTGATTCTTTTAAATTCTTTTAGCATCCAAATAACACTTGAACAAAGATCTGAATATGGACTTCTAACTTTCATTTTTATTCTCCTTTTAGAATGTAAATAAATCTAGCTAAAAATACTGGATCTTTACTATGAGCTTTTTGAGTTACTTCTCCAGCAAAACATCTAACAATTTTTTTATTTTCTTTATTTTTAAAATGTTTTTCTAAGTATATCTTTGCTATATCATAACTTGGCAATACATGGAAGCCAGATATATAAGAAGTTTTACTTGTTCCATCATTAACAACTTTTTGGTCTGCTTCATACCAGGTTTCTGGTTCTAATAATCTACTTCCTTGTGTTCCATGAAATAATGTGAATATTTTTCCATCTTTTTCTCTAACTATCTTGTACCACATATCTTAAGTTTCTTCTATCCATACCTGCTGCGTTTTTTCTTCTTAACCAATCTGGAATTCGTTTTACAACTTTATATTGTCCTCTTCCAAGTCGTTCTAAATATCCGAGATTACAAAAAAGTCTTCTATATTCATCAAATGTTTTAATGCCACTAGTTTTTTCTGGAATATAACCATAATATAATCTTGCTAGTCTTGGTCTCGTTATAATAGAATCAATGGGTTGATAGTTTATAAATCTAATCATTTCTTGCCAAAAATTTCCACGACCCATTTAGAAACTCCTAACTTTATCTATAAGATGTCTACTAGATGCCATATGTTGAACATTCTTGCTATTCATCCAAGGCGCAACATGTTGATTGATTCTATATCTTCCTCTTCCTATATGCTCTAATATTTCTATTACTGTTAAGTATCTTCTATATTTATCAAATGTGTAACCACCAATTGAACTTTTTTCTGGTAAGTAGTTACGAAATAAATTCATTAATTGTTGTCTTGTAATAATTTCTCCAATTTGTCTATGGTTAATAAATCGTTTTAACTCCTGCCAGTATGTCATTCTTCTTCCCTTCCCATCAGTTATTTCGATACAATTCAAATTCTTCTTTATTTTCTGATATATAAATAAACTTGCTTCTTCAAAAGTTTTTCCTCTAAATTTAATCCCTAGATTTTTTTCAATAGCTCTAATAAATCTTAATTGTTTACCTGTTGGAAGTATTATATCGTTATTTCCTAATCTTATTTTTCTATTCTTATCTACATATTTCTTTATAAATATTGAAGCATCTTTTCGTGAAGGTGAACCTGAATATTTAACATTTAAATTCTTTTCAATATCTTTTATGTATTTTTCTTGTGACTTAGTCATTAATGCCATTGTAGATCCTTAAATATCTAAAATTCCCACTTTTTCATAAGTTCGTTTTTTATATGCTACTTGCTTTGCTCGTTCACTACTTACGTTTGTAGGAATACGTTGTAGTAATTTATATTTACCCTTATCACAATGTTCTAAAAATCCATGAAGAGTAAGATATCTTAAATACTTATCAAATGTATATCCTCCATATGGTTTCTTTTCTGGTATTTTTCCATGCAATAATTGTTTTATTTCTTTTCTTTCTATAATAGTTCCAGCTGATTTGTTATTAATGAAGTCTTTTACTTCTTGCCAAATGTTAGTCACATAATTACTCCTTAATACTTTCAATTAATCCCATTCTTTTTTAAAATTTCTTCAGCTTTTACTTTTATTAATTCTTTTGCTTTTTCTAGAGAATTATCATCTGTAACATATACATCAGTACTACCTTTTCCATATTTTGGCTTACTTGAATCTACTATAAAATCTGAGTATTGCATCTTGTCTTTATACTCTTTTGGAAGATTTATATTTACTATTAATCTTTCTGGATGTTTTAGTAACGTAAAAAGCATTCTTTTAGAAATAGTATCATAATAATGAGCGCAATTTATATCTCCAGTGTCCGCAAATAGTTCAAATTTTACATTTAACATTGACCAATCAATTAAATCTTTAAAATATCTAGAATAAAGCCAATCTTTATTTTGAAGTTCATTTAATATTATATTTATTTTAGGTTCTTCAGTATCTTCATTTTCTTCAGTATCTTCGTTTTCTTCTTTATATTCTTTAGCAGCAGTATTCCATGTAAGTTTATGACTATTGTTACACATAAAATATTTCAAAACTACACATTTTTTGTTATCTAGTAAAGAATATTCTACAAATTCAAAATCAGAAAAACGGTCGCTTTTCATTAATAACTTATCATACTCATCGAACTCGCCTGCAACACATATATATCGTATTTTCATTGATTTAATTTCATCATAGCTAATATCTATATTATATCGTTTTTTAAGTTCTTGAATTGCTAATAGACCTAGTTGATACTTTCCTCCCCAGTTTTTTATAAATTCTTCATATCTAGAAACCTGCACAAAAAGAAGTTGATCTTTTGTCTTTTTTAATTCTATTACAACCAGTCTTCCTTCAAAATCATAGGCAAGAATATCAATTTTATATTTAAACCCAAACATTACTACTTGTCTTGCAAGATAACGCATTCCTAAAAATTGGGTAAGGTTTATCTCAAAATTATCTTCTAGCTTTTTTTCTTTGTCATATGTTTCATAATTTGTTATTTTATAAGTTGTTTTATCTTTTAGTTTATAGGCTATTGTCACTATTTTCTCTTTCATTTTTGTCCTTTCTAAATATTTATTCTTCTCCTACTACCAATTCTCTTTTCTCTATAGCACTAGAAAATAATTTTATCAACTCTTCAATATTATCACTATACTTTATTGGAATCAAATGCCTTGTTGGTTCATCCAATAAACAAACTTTTAATTCTTCAGGATTCATTTCTCCTAAACCTTTATATCGTTGAATATTTCTTTTTTCTTTTCTAGCTTTCTCTAATTGCTCATCATTCCATAATGGTATAAATGCTTTCTTTTCTTGGATAGCAAACAATGGAGTCTGAGCTATGAAATATTTTCCTTCTTTAATAATATCAGGCAACAAAATTGCCACTAACATGGTCACTAAGCAAGCTATATGTGCACCATCATGATCCGCGTCAGTAGCACATACCAGCTTGCTATACCTAAGTTTAGAGATATCGAAGTTTGGAGCCAACCCAGTTCCTACTGCTTTGACTAATTCTCCTACTTCTTTATTTTCAAGAATTTTCTTCTTGGTCGTAATGTTTGGAATTGACTTGCCCTTCAAAGGTAGAACAGCATGAATCTTTGGATCTCTTGATTGAATTATTGATCCACCTGCTGAATCCCCTTCAACTATAAATAATTCTCCAAACCTACTCGTACAATCTCTTAGCTTGGTAAACCTTGCTGATGCTCTTTTACTACCTGTTCCATTCAGTTGTAGTTTTTTAGAATCTTGTTTCTTTCTATATTCTTGAAATCGTTCTAAATCTGCATTAATTTCATCCGGATATTTTTCACTATATTCTTCAAATTGATTTCTTAAAACTTTTATGAATTTATCAAAATCTGATTTTGGGTTAGTTACTTTTTCTTTAGTTTGACCCGCAAATCTTGGGTCAATCATTTTCAAAATTAAATAAATTCTTAATCCACAAAAGCAATCGTTTGGTTGAAATTCATACCCCAACTTTTTACCTTTTGTAATATAGAAATCTTTCAGCATATCAAAGAAAGCATTAATATGACTACCACCACTATCTACTGGCAATAAATTTACAGAAGACATAACTCTTGGAGTTATTGTTGAATCTTCTTCATACGCCATTAAAACTTCAAATGACTCTGGTGGAACATTTGCTATAAATTTTCTTAATTTTAAATCATTATGCTGATCTATACACGTCTCAAGAAAATGAGTTTCTTCTGTTAATTGAAAGATTTCTTTATCATCATCAATAACTAATATACACGAAATATCCACAGGCATTTCTGCTGCTGCCGTTGTTAATCTTTTTCTTATTCTTTTAATATCTGGAGATAATGTTTCGAAGAATTTTTTATCAGGAATGAATTCTATTTTAGTTGAGAATGGTCTTGTTTCTATGAATTTTTCAATATGTGACTTTTTTAAATTTGCATCTACGAAATCAAATCTTGCATGCTTTCCATCTCGATATACTTCTACTGTATATATTGAGCTTAAAGCATTTACTGCTACTAATCCAACTCCATGTAAACCAGAGCTTATCTCATAAGCATTCTTTTGATCTCTAAATTTTGCTCCACTAAATAATTTTCTTGAAACGGTGATAGGGGTATCATTTTCTATTGGTATACCCCTACCATCGTCCAAGACTGAAAACTTATTCTCTTTTGTGTTAATGATAACAGCAATTATCTTTGCATATCCTGCTAATGCTTCATCTAATGCGTTATCAAGAGCTTCTTCAATCAAATGAACTGGGTTCTGAGTGTCTCCAATATACATTGCTGGATTTAGTCGAATATGTTCTACTTCTTCTAGAACTCTAACATCTTTTGATGTATATGTTTTTTGCATTAATACCCTCCTAATCTAATCTAACTATATACCCCGTCCTATTCAAATTTTCTACAGAACCTTTTGGGGTTACAACCCAAATCATTTTCTTGGGAAACTTTTTTCTTGGATATGCATTAATATTCTCTGTGTAACCATCTGTAAAAGCTAAACAAACATCTGGATTTAATTCACGAGCTCGATCAATTCCTAAACCAAGAGTTGTTCCGCCTCTACCTTTGACTTTAAAATCTATGTCTTTTATTCTCTTTGGACGATATTCTTTATTAACCACTGTATCTACTTCCAATACAATAGTATAACAATGACGATCATTCTCAATAATATTTTTTATTCCAGAAAGAGCTTCTAGAATTTCATCTTTTCCCATACTTCCAGATGTATCAATCAATATAACGATCTTGAAAGTAAAGTCTCTTGTCCTTCCTGGAAATGGAGATAATTTTGGAAGACCATCATCATCAAGAGCAAAAAGATATGCTCTTTTTCTATTAATTTTTGTATGTGATCTTTTAAACTTGCTGAACCTTGTTGCTCTTACCAATCTCCTAATAATCTGATAATAAGGAGCTTTTGGTGGCTTTAAGGCTTCTGCAATCAATTCTGATATATATGCTGGCAAACTTCCTCTTTCTTTTTGAAAAGTTTTTGCTGCTTCTCTTATAACACTGGTTGTATAGTTATCAACTTTTCTTGCCAAGCTGCTTAGGTCAGAGACACCTTTTAAATTTCCTGACCATTTTGAATGGTTATCAACTAACCCTTTAACTTGCTTTATAAACTGCTCATATTTATCAAGGTTTTGTTTTTGTTTTTTTAATAATTCTAAATAATAAAACTCACTAACTTTTCCATCTGGAAGATTATACATTTTAGGTAATTGAAGAAGACATGCCTTTCCATCAATTACTACATCTTTAAGATTTGCTTGTTGATTTGCTGAACAATCAGAAGCAATATTCCAAATCTGTATTTTTGGTTCTTTCATATGTTCTTTAGTTTCATTTGCTAATATTCTTAAAAGTCTTGGAATATGTTTATTTAATACGTGCATTCCTTCATGTTCAATAATAGTAAGTAAATTTTTATCATCTGTTTTCTCAACTAGATTTGGAACAAAATATAAGCTGATCGTTCCATCTGTTTCTGCTCCAACCCCCATAATGCTTGTGAATCCTACTTTTTCGGGTTCGAGAATCGGAACTCTTTTTATTGATGAAAATAAATACCCCCAGAAATTATATTGTAAAACAAATCGAGCAATAAGTTTATTCATTCTTTCTATTGTATCCATTTGTTCTCCTTTAGTAAATTAAATCCCACCCACCCATCCTCACTTAATTTACTTTATTTTTCCTTCACCACATTGAACAATTGGATCATAAAATTCTGTTTTATATTTTGGTGCTGACTTTAGAAAATATTGATGGATTCCGGTCATATATTGAAATTGCTTTGAATTTCTTTCATATTGATCTACGTGTGAAATAAATAGAGCCCCAGTATCAATGGGCATTAATAGTAAGAAATCAAGAATATTATTAAGATGCTCTTTTTCATATTTGGGCATGCTAGTAGTAAGGAATGTACAAAAAGAAATCATAATTTCCCCAAGCTTGGAGTTATTATTTTCCTTCTTTAGTTTAACAATATCAGCTTTTACACTTCCAAATTTATAGAAGATGTCTTTTGGATTGATATCCTTTTTCTCTTTTGCAAATTCAATAAAGAGTCTGGTCATATGAACGTTCAGTAGACCTTGAGCTCTAGGTTCAAGATCATCGAAATTAATGCTATCATGTGACATATACATTTTCCATAAATGGTCAGAGAGTTTCTCCCAACTTGCAGGGTTTGCATAAACCATTCCAGATTTTTGAGATGAGAAATCATAAACCCTTTCTGGATGGGTTTGAATAAACTCAATGACATATGGATGAAACTTATTCTCAATTGCATATTCCAAAAAATCAATAGCACTAACTTCGACAGCAATTTGAAGTTGCCTTCTGATACCAGCCGCATCCTCAAGAATTTCCATTGAATATTGTGACTCGTCTGGATTATCAATTGAAATCACAAACCATCCATCTGGAAATTTAAACCTGTGGATTGCATATTCATTTTGAACTTGCCATAATAATTGTTGAAGTGTATGGTCACCACGAGAAAATTCATCAATAACGAAGATGCCATAACTACTTGATACAGTTGGAACAAAATCTGAATATAACATTTTGAATTTGGGTTCGTCTCCAGCTGTAACAGGAAATGGAATAATGAAATCATCTCTTGAAAGGACTGGAGCTTTTACCATTATAATATCAAATTTCTTTCCAGTTTCTTTTGTAAGTTCTGCTGCAATCTGATAACATATTTCAGTTTTTCCAACTCCAGCTGGACCAATAATTCTCCAGCATTGCTTTTGAACTGGTCTTCCTTTTTCCCAAGCAATAAGGGTTTCTATAATATCATTTTTTAATTGTCGCTTAATTCTAGCGATTGATAAAACTCCAATGTTTAACCTTTCATGATACTGTAACTCTCTTTCCTTTACTTCAGCCATTTTCTCCCCCTAGGTAACTAGAATTCTATGTCATCAAAACTAAACAGTTTTGCAGATTGTTTTTCTTTCTCTTTTTGTAAAGATGCTTCATCAACTGGAATTGTTGTAGATCCCTCAGTAGATTCCATCGACATGATTCCTTCTGCTTGAGCCTCAGTAACATCGTATGAAGATGTTCCTCTTCTTGACCAATCAAATTTTTCATTGAATTTGTCAAGAGTATTTTTAGATAATGTCAATATTTTTAAAACAGCTTCTTTTGGTAATTGCTGTCCTTTAGTTAATACAAAAACATCTTTCATTCCATGTTTTGATGATGCTGAACCTTTTGTAATTTTAGTAACAAATCGTTTTTGATTTACTACTTTCTTTTCAAATTCTTTACTCTTTTCTGTAACAGGTTCAAATACTGGTGGTAAATCTTCTTTATAAAGTTCAGATAAATAATTTGCAATATTTGAATACTTCATTCCTTTTGCTCTTACGAACACAAAGACCGGTTTCTTATCTTCAGTAACTACAGGAGTTCCATCCGGTCTACAATAAATACCAGCTACAAGAATTTGAGATCGGCATGGACTACAAAAATCAACGACCGCTCTTTCAGCAGATGTTTGGGGACATTGTCTTCTATTTCCATCTGGGAGTTTAGAAGTTCCAAACCATGGAGGTGCTCCATCTTTAAAAGAAAAACACTCAACACTATCTTTTCCAGCCTTGGAAATAATTTTTGATAATAATTCCTTAGTATGAACTATAACCATATTTACTTCACTAAGATTATATTCAACTCCTCGAATCTGCATTTTTCCTATTTCTTCTTCAATATTAATATGATTTTTTCTGCTTTGACCAGAAATATATACTGAGTGAAAAAACTCATCTTCTGGTGCTACTGTTTCTACACTTGTATATCCTGTTTTATTTAAATCTTTGTAATCTTCAAAACCTGGCATAAATTATTATCCTCCTTTATTTATTGGGCATTAAGCACCAATTCTGTAAATTTCTATCTTCTGGGATAGTTACTATTGAAAATTCATTATTGAACCAACATTTTAAAGATTGATCCATCAATTCGCTTGATAAGAATGTTTTCTCTTCATACTCGGGTAATTGTTTCAGCTTTGGATCTTCTATAGTTATTGGATTTATCTTTCTTACTTTTGAATCTGTAATATCTCCACTAATTAATTTTGGATGTGGGCAATATACTATAACTAATCTATTTCCTACCATCTTAAAAATTTCATTTCTAAAAAAGAATACATTTGAATCAACATCATGAGCAACAATATTTGCTTTTAATACTCTATCAATTGAAGTATGCTGCCTACATAACATATCTGTTTTTTGTTGACAAATTGGGCATGTAGTAGGATCAATAATATATTTTTGTTTTGGATCAAAACTTTTATCAGATGCTTTTGAAAAATAACCTAAAATTCTTTTCTTATTTAATAAAAACTTTACAATAGTAATTGGATAAATTTCACATCCTAATTGTTCTATAAACTTTTCTGTTGATATAATCTTCACTTTTACCTCCATTTTAGATACAAAAAGGGAATAGTGGAATAAAGATAGTCCTGCCAACATAATGGCTTTTGACTACTAGAGCTACTTTTTTAGAGTAGTTAGCTTTGTCTTAGCCACTATGTGACAGGACGTTGCTAATCTTCTTCTTTGAATCTATCTTGAAGATTCTTTTGAACCTTTATTCCCAAAATATGTGCTACTTTTATTACTTTTTCTGGAGTCGTTTTCCAAATAAAATCTACAACTTTGCGTTTTAGATTTCGTATTTGAGTTTCATCTAAGCTTAACATACAAGCTCCATCATACTACAATTGATAGATATACTGGAGTATTTCCTTCAGAAATTAAATCTCCGCCTCCACCTTTTGTTTTAACTAATCTGCAAGTTAATCCGCTTTTATTTGTCATTGCTGTTTGTGATACGACGTCAATATTTTCTAATAATGGTAGAACATCTTTTTGAACATGATCGCAAAAGTCTGATAGAATTTCTTTTACTTTTTCTGGATCTGATTCTTTTGGAATCTCCGGTAATACTAATGTTGAATTTGGTATTTTATTTAACATTTTTAGTCGTAATAGTTCTGCACCATAGCAACCCCTAATCAAGTATTTCCAGTAGGCCTGCCAATGAGCATTGCTTGGCATTATTTCAACTCCAACTGGAATTCCATTGAATAAAATAATTGCTCCAATTTGACCTTCTACAGGTTCAAATTCTGATGCAAATTGTTCTAATGAATCTGCAATTTCTTTGCTATTATAGAAATAATTTAGATGAGCATTTGAACCAGCTTTCCCTGATATTGAAAGTCCTGTTAACCAATTTGAAATAGCTGACCATAATTTACTATAACTTTTTTCTTTTCTTTTTTCTTTTGTTAATAATGCTTTTCTTAATTCAATTGGTAGTATATCTTGTTCATTTTCACCTTTATCTGTTAAATATCCACCTTGCGTTTGCTCTATACAACAAGCTGTATCGAACGTGATAGTTTCACGCCTTCCTACAATACCTGCTTCACTCATAGCATGATCTTGAGCAGCGTATTTTCCTCTGACCATCATATTGGTTGGAACGATAGCTGGTTTTTCATCATCTTCATTTCTGAATACCATATTTCCATATCCAGATGTTCTCTCAAATTTCAAATGTTGAGGGTCAGCAAGGTTTCCTCTATCTGGACCGATAATTGGAATAACAATCATTTCATCTACAGCTTGAACAGCACCTACTCCAACGTTGGTGAAGTTCAATTTTTCAAATATGTTTGCCATTATGCCTTTACCTCCTTTTCTCCAAGTAAGGCCTGATACTTTCCTACTAATAGTTGTTTTACTAATTCTCTTTGTTCAATCATTCTATTGAATATCAGTTCTGTTTCTAAATATTTATAATCTGCTACTGGCAATGGTTTAACATCTTCAGCCAGCTTTCTACTGGTGCCAGTTTTTGCATCTGTTGCTAATACAGGATTTAAATGAATCAGGTTAAAATCATAACCTGAATCTTTGAAATATTTATAGGTATGATTAAACATACCTTTTATGGCGTTCTCATATCCATCCGAAATTACTATAATATTTTTTGCTCCTGAAATAACAGCTTCAACCAAACCCTTCCATAATGGAGAATGATTTTTGGGCAATACCAAATTCATTCCTTCAATTTCAGGAACTTTTATTTGTTGACCACCAACATAAATAATATCCTTGATATTGTCAATTGCAGAGATGAGACACAACGACGTTAGGAACGGGTGTAGTGGTCTTTCTTGACTGCCACTCATAGAGTCGGATGCATCGAAAACGACGACACACTCACCGATATTAAGTTTTGGGACGACTTTGGATTGGTTATCTATGGCCTTGGCGATTTTTTCAAGGTTTGAATTGTCCTTGGTTATAATTTTGAAATAGAAAGATTTCCAAAGATCATAGATCTCTTGTTTCTCGTAATTTACTTCTTTCTTTGCGCCGCTCTTTTTAACAGCAGCTTCCATCTGAATTGACTCTCTTTCAGACATATCTGCTTTCTCGAATAACTCCGCTTTATCAATAGGAACTTTGTATAGATTTCTGAAACCCATGACAGTTCTCATGGGCATTCCTTTCATCAAAGTTCTGAATTTTTCAACATCTTGCTTTTTCGCTGCTTCTTTCAGCTTACCATATTGGTTAATCTTTTGAAACATTAAATTAAGAGATCTTGAATCTCCAAAGTTTTTATACTTTGAGATATCTTTATCGAATATATGACAAACAACTGGAAAAGCATCTGCATTTTGCTTTCCAATAAATTTATCAAATATCTTTCTATCTCCATCAAGCAATTTCTTTAGATCATATTTTCCTAAAGCATGCTTGACCAAAGCTCGTAATTTTTGCTTATAGTTTATTGCGAGATAATCTAAATCTTTGTTATCTCTTGAAAATATGAAATCAAGAATGATCTTTCTGGTTCTATTATTATTAACTCTTTTTTGCTTTTCTGAACCAGCTAACATCAAGAGATTCTTTAATGCTCTTGGAGTTCTTTCTTTTGTTAGATTGAATAAGATAACCTTCTTTTCATAGTCAAAAGGCAATCCCAAAGGAACCAATTCTGTTCCTTTTTTGCTCTGAGGATTTGATAGCAACATATGTGTCATCATACCCTTTGAAAATCCGGTTCCTTGAAGGAGCATAGTTAAACAAAACATAGTTCTATCAAATTTGAATAAGTTTTTCCACATTTCATATACTTTTTTGAATTGTTCATTAGCTTCTTCGTAATAAGCGCCTTTTGGCGTAAATTGTAATATACCCGAGTCAACTTCTAGTTTTGCTGCCACTTTTTTCTCCTTTCAGGGGTTGACCGACGTAAGATGAAAATAACTCATTTTTAGAAAGATAGGAGTAGATGTAATTCTTTGGGCACTCTCATGGCGTTGCATTCTGAAATTACATCAAGTCTATCTATGAGTTTAAAATTAAAAAGATAGAAAGAAATGTGATTGCGTTTACATATCCAATGTATGCTGAAATCACATTAAGTCTATCTTATAAACTTCAAAACAAAATAAAAGTAGATTTGAGTGTGACCGAAAAATCCGAAGATTTCTGAAATCACACTCAGTCTACTAAAAGTTATCTCCAGTGAAAGATGTACGGTTTTTTGGTGTACAGAGTTGGAGTTGAACCAACACTCTTAGCTTATCAAGCTAATGCTCTACCATTGAGCAATCTGAACGGACATCAAGTCTGGAGAATAATATTGGGCTGGTAATACAAGTACTGTTTGGAGTTACTATCAAAGGAAGTAACCAACCTTTCAAGGGTTGTCTGAAAGTACTTAAAGTCCAGCCAAAATTTTAATAAGAGGTGGAAAAGTGTAATGTTTTCCATTGCGGGATTTGAACCCGAAAGGACGATTAGCAGTCGTCTTGTGTATCCAACACATCTGAAATTACACTAAGTCCTCTTAAATTTGTTAGAAAAAAATACAATCTTGATTCTTTAGATATTAATATATATAGAGGTTTCTTTTTTAAATTAAGTTGCGTCTACCCTAGCTGGTTGTCTAAAATTCGCTAAATCAAAAATTAGCTTTTTTCCTGGAAAATTATCCGAAGTATTTTTTATTACTTGCTTTGTAGCAGATGGCATATCAGGATCATTTAAAACTATACTAATTCCGCCTTTTATATTGAAGTTTACACCATCTGGAGTTTCAACAACTTCTACTAAATCTGATCTATCCAAGGTAATCTTTGTTTTTCCTTTTTTAATAATTACTTCAGACATTCAATTTTCTCCTTCGATTTTTATTCTAATCAGAACTATTAAACGTTTTGACTTTTTACTAAACCAGTCTATAATGTTTTCTTTATTATTTGTTCTCAAAAAATCAGAAATTAACTCAGAGAAATCTTTAGATTTTGTCTGATTTTCAATCTCATTTAGGATTTTATCTTGATTTTGTTCTATATATTTTCCGAAATCGGTTCTTGAGAGGTCTGGTTTTAATCCTTTCCAAACATCAGATATAAAATCTTCGTGCTTGTATTCTATAAACTCAATACAATCATAAGTATTATAAATCTGTTCTACAGTGTCTAATTCAACCTCTCTTGAGAATGAAAAATCATATACTTCTTCTATTTTTTTTATTATTCCAAAACATAAATCTCGTTGTTCACCCATATCGTATTCTTTTCTTATTTCTTGAATAACAGTTAAATAATTCTCTTTGAAATCTTCATTCCCAATATTACCAATAATTGTTTGGAAATAATAATCTCTCAATGCTGCTTCTTCTGTAGGAAGCCCATATTTTGATTTAACCATTTCATCATCTAAATCCTGTTCTGGCAACGGAATTGAATTTGCCATCAAGATTTTTTGAGCTAATTCATCTGACATATTATCTCCTATCCAACATTAAAGATATAAAGTATGCATTTAATAAATCTTTTGCTGGAGTTATCTTAGCTTCCTTATATCTGGCATGACCTGTCTGAACTATATCTGAAATTAACTCTTCTTTAGTTATATAATCGTCTGATAATGGTCCAAGAAACTCAGCTAATACATTGATACAGTTATATGAAATAAACGAGTAAGTATCTAATTCACCTAATCTCTGACCACCTTCTCGTTGTTTACCAGCAGTTGGTTGTGCTATCTTTCCAGTAACAGGGCCAGATGCTCTACCATATATTTTAGCATCTCCTAAATGCTCAAGTTTTGAAATATACATATAACCAACAGGAACTTCATACATAGTCTTGGTTCTATATTCTGGTAAGTATAATTGATATGCTGGTTTTAGACCAATTGTTTTTAAAGCTCTTGCTATTTCATTATATTTAGGTGCTTTAAAAGGAGGAACAATAATTGGAAAAAATCCTCTATTCTTAACTTGCTCAAGAACTTTTTTAAACTGAGTTTCAGACATTTTCGATAAATTAGAAATTAATGTTTGACTAACTATCTTATTTTTTGAACTATCAAGAATATTATAAATTTGTTTTATAACAGCTATGGCTCTACTTTTGCTTAGAGTTGGTAAAACTTTTCCTAAAGTTCTTGAAATTAAACCACAATATATCTCATATAATTGACCAATGTTCATTCTATTAAGTAATCCAATTGGATTTAAAATTATATCAATAGTTTCACCAAATGGAGTTCGTGGCATATTTTCATCTTTCTCTATTAAAGAAATAATTCCTTTGTTTCCATATCTATTACAAAGTTTATCTCCAGCTTTAACTTGTAATTCTTGTTCAATTCTAAATCTAATCATGGCTCCTTTTATTACATCAGCTTTCTTTCTAAAATTTTCTTTTCGTGTTC